ATCTAAAGATATCTTCCATAGTATATTCTTGGTTGAGTGCTGCTTCTGCTAAGATCCACTTATCGTGTTTCTCGTTTTCTTCAAGAATATCAAATGCAAACGGTATATTCTCAATATAGTACATCAGCACAGGTTCGTTGTCAACGAAGACATGCTTTCTTGTGATGGTGTACCTGAAAATTGCCATTACATTTGATTGTTTTGATTTCCTGTTACTATTTACACAGGAATACCCGTGGTCGGATTCGAACCGACACTGGAAGGATTTTAAATCCTCTGTCTCTGCCGTTGGACTACACGGGCAGATGGGAAATAGTGGATTTGAACCACTGACCTTTCGATTATCAGTCGAATGCTCTACCCCTAAGCTAATTTCCCTGGCGGAAGTGGTTGGATTTGAACCAACGGATACATTATAGCATGTATCGGGGGATTAGCAATCCCCTGCAATAAGCCTCTCTGCCACACTTCCATAGGTGCTCCTTGAGGGGATCGAACCCACCTATCTTGTCTTATGAGGACAGTGCTTTCACCAGAGAGCTAAAGGAGCGATGCTTCTGCAGGGAATTGAACCCCATTCACACCGTTATAAGCAGTGGGCCTTAACCAATAGGCGACAGAAGCTTCTTCTTTAGCGCCTGGCGACGTGCCTTTGCTTGGCGTATCGCCTGGGGTTTCAGACTACGCTTCTGCTCTTTTTTGCTGTGATGCTGCCAGTTGGGAAGCGTAGTCATCGTCTCGTCTCGATTACCTAGTAATTATAGCACAGGTTATTTAGGACGGGTAGGGGGTACGGACAGTTGCACAACTGTCTGCTGCTTGATGAATGCTTTGAGCTCAGGCGTCTCATTCCATTCCCAAATTTCTTTGTGACCCTTACTATCTATACGCTCAAATGTCTTTTTCATTTGCCATTTCCTCAAATTTATCTAAAATAGTATCAAACGAACCAATCTGTTCGATCTCACTAATGCTAAAGCATTACGAAGAGAAGCAGAAGCTTCTTTTAAGCTCTCTTCTACAGAGTTTGATAGAGCCATTACTCACGTGAACCTTGGACAAAGTTATCCTACTCGGTTTCTCAGGATCTGTCAATCCCTTTGACGCCAATCCTCAGGTTTGTCCTGCGTGAACCAGTCTACGATGTCGTCGGGACTGTCAAATCCAGTTCTGTGATTGCTGGGATCAGGGTCTCCAAGGTCTAGAGCGTTCATAAAGTCATCTAGACCACCATCTGCCATATCAGGGTTGCTAGCACGTCTTCTAGCCTGCCTTAGCATCGTAGCAGCAGATCTATTATGCCTTGCCAACTTCTCCGCCCAAATCATGTCTTCAAGTTTCACTTCCTCATGTTTTGTGATTCGCTCACAAATAAATTCCAAACGTAGGCGATAGTTTGTTGACAGCATAAAGTCTCACCACAACTAGGTTTATTTAGATACAAAAGAAAAGTCTAATTAAGTAGAATCAACAATCCTTTGATGTTAGCATTTCCAGCAACAGCAGTGAGAGACATATTGCCCAATAGAGTCTCAACAGAATAAGAATTTGTTCTATCTTTTACCATCGGAACCGATAATGCTGCACCAGACACGATATGTTGCTCAACGCCACCAATCCATTGTTTATAATCTCCAAGAATTTTATGATTAACATGTCCAGGTGATACAATATTTGCAGATGCCCGTGGATCAAAACTTACAGTTGTCTTTTCAGATACTCCAAATTCCATTCTTTGACCACTAATTGTATCTTTGTCATTGGTTGCAATTTTTTCAACACTGCCAGCATTCATGGTGATAGTTCCACCACCATTAGATCCAGCTTGAATAGTTACTTGACTCTTTCCGATTAGCATCAATTCTTCGGATGCTTCAATAACAATCTTTTGTGCTCTGATAAATCTAGTGCCACCAACTGCTTGCTCTACAATATCTCCATATGCTACAATGTTTAAAGCTTGCCCTTCCTTATCATCACCACAGTTATACTGAATATTTGAGCGATTATTATGAATCTGTTGTTGCCCCCAAGTTTTTATACCAAGAACCCCAGATCCAGGACCACTTTCTTTGCTTCTCATTCCCGTGAGAATTCTGATGTTTCCTTTGTTATCTAAGGAAAATGCACTATCACCAGGACCATCGATCCTGAGAGCACATGTTTCCCCATCTGGAAGCATTCTCTCATAGATTTCAGATCTAGTTAGCCATCCTTTGTACCAAGTTTGAAATCTTGGATTATCAGAAAGTGCCTGTTCTTCGTCAGGAGTAGTCTGTTTAAAAATATTATTAGGATATGATAAAGCAGATTTTTGGTTTGACATTATGGGCAATCAACGTAGCGTCCAGTTCCAATTTTAGTGGAACCAATATTAGTTAGTGTTTGATTATCTAGACATGCTAGAGATGGCAATAATTTAGCACCATATCCTCCCCCACCAACAATTATAATTTCTGGAAACTTATCATATGTTTTTGTTCTATCTAAAACTCTACCACCAATAACAAAACCATCATCATTGATAATTGCTTCAGCAACACCAAGTTCTCCATTTACGTATAGTTTTGGCGTTTCTGAATAATTAATTCCAGGTCTTATTAGAGTAAATGAATCTATAATACAACGCACATTTTTATCAACTGCTAGGTTTTTCTTGTAACCATATCCATTTGATTTGATTCTAATCTCTGTCAAAAATCCATCTTGATCAAGAAGTGCAGTTGCTGTAGCTCCGATTCCTTCTCCACCAATAAAAACATATGGGGGTTCTGCCCATGGATCGCCAGGAGTATCGATAGGAATATAAACGATACCGCCGTTTTCGTCAGTAATAATATTACCTGGATTTACAGTTGGTAAATTAAAGTTATCAAAAGATGTTTCTGTATTTTCTCCAACACCTTCATCAAAATCACCAATTACAATATCATCAGAATTTACAATAATAACATCAGCAAATGCTCCAGTTCCATTTATAGTAAATCTTAGTGTTTCAAGATCTTCAACAACTCCATCATCTTCAATGCCAACGGTTACTCTGGCAGTATTAGAATTAATTACAAATCTTCCAGTCAAAGATCCACCAACAATATCTTCTGAAGTAATATTAGTTCCAGACAAAGTATAATACAAAACTGTCCCGTTATCTATATTTCTTGTAGTTATTGTATATACAATAAATTCTCCTTCTGGACATAATGTTCTGTCTGCTACGACAGAATATGTTGGTATGCCACTATCAATTTCATTGCCTTCACCATCCAAAGGAGTAGAAGGAATATCAGTCTCATCTGGAGGGAATATATTATTAATTTCTTCTATTGGATTTATTGGTCTAGTTCGGTATGGATTTTGTTCATCTGTAACATTTCTCTCCACAATTGTGCATCTTGCCACATTTTTGATAAAATTGATAGATATTCCGCTGCCCTCTGATGGAGAATTTTGTGCTAATCTCACATAAAAAAATTCATCTCTTTCTCTTTCTGCAGAATACAAAGTTCTAGTGCTGAATGTTTTAGAAGTTTCTCCAGGAGCAAATCCCAGAATATCATTTATTGGAAGATAATCTGTTTCTTCTTCTGCTGTAGCAGAGGCAATATTTACAGTTCTGTATTGAACTGAAGATGAACTTTCAGTATATCCAGATCTTGTTACTGTAAATATTGCCTCTTCTCCTTCTTCTACAGTAATATCTGATATATCATATACAATTCTTCTACTTTCATTATTTGGAATTACACTCCCAGATGGTGTACCAAAACCTCCAGGGACAATTCCAGTTGTTGCACCAAAACGAGGAATTCCTCCAGTAAATCCAACAGTAGTAATAGCAAGTGGATTTCCAGTATATGCTTGATCGCAAACATATTGAGTGTAATCTGCTCCAGTTGAAGGAAATAAATTGTCAAGAAGATTGTCTAAAAAGTCTTCATCATCTTCTTTTTCTTTCTCTTCTCCATCTGTACAAATTTGGCTATAATCACTACATGTTCTATCTGGTCCAGAGCATGTAATTCCCAGTAAATTTAATACAAAATTTATTGCTCCTCCCAAAATATTCAAAGGTTCTGCAATAGCACCAAGAATATCTTGCAATGGTCCCAAGATATTTCCGAGAATATCCTCCATCAAGGAATTGATCTTAGAAATGATACCATTTACTAATGCATCAATCTGACATGCTACAGCACTGTAAATCTGATTCACATAACTCATCAGCACATTGGTGAGCCACTCAGCAAGACGATCGCCAAGATCGGCCATTTGACAACCAAGATCTTTCAATATATTATTGAACCATTCCGTCACTGGTGTTAGAGCATTTCCTTCTTCGGAAGGATATAGTAGTGCGTTGATTAGATCTTTTACAGCAGCAGTCATTTTTTCAATAATAAATCCCTTCACTCTAGCAACAAACTCACGAACAACTGTCATTGCTTTATTGACATAGTTTCTTGCTATACCAATTCCTTCGTTTAGTTTTCCAGTTGCTAGATTGACCGTATAAGTCCCAATATTTCCACCATTACTTTGAATAGCTGCTAAAAATTCTCCCATGATGCCAGTCATCTGGGTCGTCATGTCTTGATTATCACATTTTTCTGCTACTGCTTGACACCATTCTTCTGATTGGGGGTTTCCTTTCTTCAGTGGTGCAGTTTTCTTTGATGGTACGCTTACTCTTGTATTCCCATCGCCATCTTTAGTTCCATCAGATAATCCACCAGTAGCCGTATTTTTTTCTGTGCCTTCTTGTTTTGGTTCTCCATCTGTTGCTACATTTACACTGGGAACTGCAGTTACAAATGGTTTTGTATCTGGTGTTCTTTCTACAAATACTTTTGTTGCTCCAGGAGTTTGACCAATTGACCCCATAATCAGGGGTTTTTGTTTATCATTATCTATGTAAAAACCAATCACCCAACAACCAACCTGAAGTTGCGGATGACCTCCTCCAGCATTACCAGGAATAAAAGGAACATTGACGGGCATTACAACATTAGCCCATGGAAGATCTTCGACAGGAAGAATTTCTGGATCTCCTGGATGATCTCCAACAATCCTTACCTTGAAGCGATATCCACCTTTGTTATTTGCTTCTTCGCTTGCTGTTCCTTCAATTTGTCCCACCCACCAAGAAAAACCATCTTGACCTATTCTGGTAGTAGGTATAATACTGGATATAATTTGATCCATATCACTCAATCTTCATATACTCTACATTCTAGTGCTTCTGGATTGCCATCACAAAATAGTTCTAAAGTTGTAGGATCTCTATCCTCACCTGGATGATTTGCTTTGTAAGTTTCTAGCTGTTGTAACTCCCCCTCAATATGACGACGCATTTGAGGAGAAACTGTAGGATCACCCAGAATATCTTTGTCTTTTTGGATGTGCTTATCAATACTTTCCATTTTTAGTTACCTCCGTATACATTATTTAGTGCCATGATTGGATTCTACATCACCATAAGAATCTCTCATTAATCGTAAAGTAGTAAGAAATCTTCCATTAGTTGACTTTGTGCTATCATAAGTATGAGTAACTTCTTCGATTAAATAAGTTCCACTACTTTCCTGATCATATGGTTCTTTAGATATTTCACTTGTTGGCAATTTATTTACTAATTTGATAGTAATCTTATCACCAGCACAAATCTCAGAATTGCCTGGAACAATTATAGTCGCCAGTTGATGTTTTAGCAACTCATATCTCATAATAGATTGTCCAGCAAAATGCTTATGAAAATCACAAAATTGACTTGGACTATCAGATTCATCTTCTTGTTCAAAAGAAGCAATTCCTGGTTTATTGTACCAACTTTCATGATCAAGTAATACAGATATTATTCTAGTAGGATAATCTGATAATGATTTACCGTCTGCAGTTTCTATGATAGATGGTGTATTTTGTGCGCCAAGATGCTTCATATCTTTATAAGCATCTGCAAGACTATAATGGTACTCGTGATATTGACCAGTTGAATGATTGAAGAATACCATAAGTGATGAATACTTACCTTTTCTCAGAGAAGTCATCACATCAACTTCAGATTTAAATAGAGCCTGAGAAATAGTAAATCTGTCATCTGCCGCATCCGACTGGTTTGCTGGTTTTTCAATGTATGGACCCCATGGTTTATTCTCTTCATCTTCCGAAAGTAGTTTATCTACAGAGAAGAAATTATAACCTCTCTTTGTTTCCCAGAAGAAGAATCCAGCACTACCAGATACTTTTTGTTTTTCGTTCTTGGTATCAGATTTATTGCTAGAGGTTGATCCTTTAGCAACACTCTTGACAGCAATAGAAGAAATAATATCAAATGGTCTCCTATTGGCAGGAATAAGTTTCATCTCAAATTCAGTTGATTCTGAGAAAAAATCCTTATCTGATTTTAAATTGGTTTTCAAAATTTCATCTACTATCTTATCTCCAGTTCCTTTGAGTGGTTTTATTAGTCTAAAATATTCATTATTAAGTGCTTCTTCTGATATCAATCCAAGAGTATACGATTGAACATTATTTTTGACAACTCTATTACCAATCCTCCAAACAAGCATCTTATATTCTTGTGGTTGTTCTGAAGATGAGGTTTGCACAGTTACAACGACTGTTTCTCCACCTTGTATTGGAAGATCATTTAGTAACCCAGCACTATCGGCTAGTGACATAGTTGCAGCAACAAAAGGACTAGTGACACTTTCAACATACGAGAAAGTTCCGACCATTTGTTTGATCTCGTATCCATTACCACCCTTAAGAGATGTGATCTTCACACTCTTCAAAGAAAAATCAGTAGAATTTTGAAACTTTTCCATTATGCTAACGCCCTAATTTTCAACTCTTGGAATACAGATGTTCCAGTTCCATCCATTCCAATACCAGGAGAAACGCCATTTGGATTAACTCCACCAGACTGACCTCCACCACCATAGTAATTATTGATGATAGTGGGGGCAGCACCAGGCGGAGCAGCACTTGCCATAGCAACTTGTGCGGATGTTGCCATGATTGGAGTTCCTGTATTAGGTGCTGCTGGAGATGCTGGAACTGGACCAGGAGTAGATTGAGGCACTGATGCTTGTAATGATCCAGGAGAAGTAGTGGTGCTTCTTCTAGAACCTTGTCCTTGTCTTTTTGATGCTACCGCTGGTGGAGTATTTGATGGTGGAGGATTGCGAGCAGCTGCTACAGAAGTTCCTGGCATTCTATACAGAACTCCTTGTCCACCATAATAACTGTTATATCCAGCAATAGTATCTTCCCAAGTCATCTTTGCTTTTCCCGAAGAGTTTGAGAGAACTTTTCCGTTTGACTGCATGATACCAATATGAGTTGCTGGTGGCGATTTTCTATCTTTCATGACCATAACATCGCCAGGTGCTGCCTGGTTGTACGGAACTTTTTGCCAACCAGCTTTAATCATTTTTTCTTCTGCTGTTGGGACATACAAAGCAGACCCCCATGGAGGAGTAATACCAGCAGCTTGGAAGACTTTATTTACAGCATACACACAACCATTCTTTCCATAATCAGTTTCTTTAACATTTGTACTCAATCCTTTTAGTCTTGTTGCAGTTGCTGCTAGTGATGCTGCAGATCCTCCACCCGATCTTCCTGCCGTACTACCAAAATCTGTTTTAGCAGCAAGTGCTTTTGCGTTACTAATTCTCTTGTCGTAACCAGCTTGTCCAGGTTTTTCTCCAGATCTCTCGTAATCTTTTACGAATAATGCTGCTGCTTCTTCTGCAGTTTTTGTTGTCTTGAATCTTTCAATTCCAAGACCACCATCTCCAGTTCTCATCTCTTCCATGATCCACTGAAGTTGTGCTTCTCTAGTATTCACATCAATTCCTTTCTTTTTCGCCCATTTTTCAAAATTGCCCCATCTGTTAGCATCCCACTGAGCAATACCTCTGTGTCCAGTTGCATTTTTTGCATTAGGATCAAGTCCAGCACCAGATTCTTGCATTAAGTTGCCAACAATACCTGCTGCTTGCTCTTTGCTCAATCCCTGACTCATGAAATAATTCATCGCCTGAGCTTGACCATCTGATCCAGAGAAATCTGGATTTCCTTCTCCGCCCCCTCCGTTGCCATCGCCTCCGCCTCCTCCGCCGCCAAATAAATCCTTAAACCAATCAAGACCTTTCCAAGATAACGCAAGAGTTTTGCCCAATTTTTCTGCGCCGCGCTCGTTCTCATAATATTGTTTCAATCCCATAGACTGCAATTTAGCAAAATCTGTATCATTATCTTTTTGTGCCTCGAAGATACCTTCACCAAACAATTTGAATGTTTTCCTACCCCTAGATCCTTCAAGTGGGAAAATACCTTCATTTCCTGCCTCACCAACAAGACCAGCAGTTGGTTGTGTGATAATACCACCAGCGGCAAATGGAGTTAGACCAGCATCTCTTGCTGCTAGTCCAGCATCAATACCAGCAGATACAGCAGTTCCAAGACCAGGAACGATAGATGCAATTCCAGATAGTAATTCACCGCCAGCACCCAACCAATCACCCTTCATCGCTCTTTCTGCAGCAAAAGCGCCACCAGCAAGAACGCCAACACCAGGAATTTTTTTTGCTAAACCTTTACCTACTGCTTTACCCAATCCTTTACCACCTATCTTTGTGGCAGCGCGAGTAATTGCTTTTTTACCACCACCTCTACGCATAGCAGATGCTCCACCGCCCAATCTACTTGGGCGACGCATCATATCTCGTTTTTGTTCAACAAAATCTGGAATAGGTAATCCGCCACCGCCAGGAGGGGGACCACCTAGAATACCACCACCTCCGCCAGGACCAGGCATAAATGGACTACATCCACATCCTTCTGGTTGCTTGAATGGATTGGGACCTCTGAAGAATTCTTTTAGTTTGCTTCCTTTATCCTTATCTTCTTTTTTCTTTTCTTCCTTTTTCTTTTTTTCGAAATTCTCTGGTGTCATAAAACCAGAGTAATCTCCTCCCTGCTCTAATGCTGCTTCTTTCTGCGCCGCAGCACTACGAAGCATCAGAGTTTCTTGTGTTTGTATCTGCTGCTCTGTTAGTTTGCTGTCGTTCTGTGTCTGTGTTTTGACAGCATCTACCAGAGACACGATCATCTGCGTGTTTCTATTTACCGCAGCGACAATATCAACACCGCTGTCTGGAGAAATTGATGGTCCCTGAGAAGTATTCCTATCAACCTTTCCTGCTTTGAATGCAGCAATTCTTGCTTCTTTACTTAGGTATTGACCAGTATTTACGTCAATACCTTCATTTACTGCTTTAGAAAAGAAATTTTGTGTGTTTAGTCCAGCAGACGCAATTCCTGGAATATCAGTAAATCCACCACCTTTAGATGGACCACCACCAACACCACCAGGAAGTCTAGGTCCGCTTTCTGGTCTTTCTCCAGTTTTTACATCAATATTTGTTGGATTCTTTCCTACAATACTACCAGAACCAGCACCAAGCATTTTTGTTGCGGGAGCGGCGGCAAGTGCTTTTGGAGCTCCACTAGGAAGTGCTGCTGGTTTTCCTGCCGCCAGTTGCTTTGGGTCAAGTTCTCTTACGTTGGCTTTGAGGATTTTGTTTCCAGTATCATAGAGCTTAGCAAGATCTCTAAGACCTTTGTAAACGTCCTTTAAGTTTTTCCAGAAGTTGTCTCCTGAAACTGGTGTATAACTTAGAAACCCGTGTGCCATTAGCGTTGTGCTGCTTTTTGCTGTTCTTGTTTAACTTGTTCCAAATACTGCATCAGGAGGCTAGTATAAACTTGTCTCTCCCAAGGCATCATGTTTTCAATTTCACTCAAGCTATATTTATGGTGCTGCATCAACGCGAAATTCGTCTTGTAGTACCCTTCCAAAGTGTTGTGGAAGAGTGCTATCCGAAAAAATTGGAAAGTCCCGAAATAGTTACTTCGTTGATCACTCCAGTATTAGGATTTTTGACTTTTATAGTATGTTCTAGAACTGGAGCATCGTTGAAGAATTTCTGAACTTCTTCAAATTGCTTATTTGTGAGTTTTTCGACAAATTCAACAAATTCTTTCTTTGAAGTTGTTGAACTATCATATACATCCTCACTGTCAAAAATCTGATCGATGCAATTTGCCATAATCTCAACAACACTATCTGCAGTTGGAGATTGACCGATAATTGACACTTTTACGAATTCCTCAAATGAGGGATATTTCATAATAACGCCCATTTTATCAGAAAGCATGATTTTGTTGCTATGACCTTCTGGTTTATTTACCTTTACATCAGTCAAATTCAGATTATAACGAACTTGCGTAACTCCATCATCTTGACATGTAATATTCATTTCCACAACTTCGCCAACTGACACAGCACGAATATTAAGGAAGATATACTCTAAATCGAATAATGCGAGATCTTCTAACTTTACGCGAGATTGGATGCAACCTTTCAGGAGAGCTCTAACTGCGTCTTCAATCTGTTTTTCGTCATTTGTCTCTAATGCCAGTAAAAGTAGTTTTTCCTCTTTTACCACAAATGGGCGATATTTGATTGTTTTGCCACTTGACGGAATTTCCAACTCATAAGTTGGAAGTACAACTTCTGGTAATGCCATTATACTTAGATCAGATCATATGTATATTTAGTGCGACTTTTTCAGCGATTTTTTGGCGGAAAAAATTTTCCCACTTTTATGGAATTCAAAAGTCAATTTTGCTATTCATACAGAGATTTTAGAGCATTAATATCTCCCCTAATAGAGGTGATATCATTCTTTATTACATAATGTCTCATATAAGAGAATTGTGCAGTAACCTGAGTGATTTGACTCGATCCAAACTGCAGAGGTATAGCATCAATAGCAAATGGGTATGCTTTCTCTAGAATGTATGTGATTGGCACTCTTTCAGTAGTAGATTTAGGACCGACTTCTGTTTTACTAATAGCAATAGTACATGCATAATCATCTCTATATCTTAAACGTACATTCCTATTTTCTTCTCTAATTGGACCATATGCAAGAGACTGCATCTGAGATAATGACTTACCTGTTTGAGTGTCTCCACCTTCACTAAAAATAAAATCTACCCAGTCTTGTAAAAATTTAAGTGCCGACATATTAGCATCACACATAAATCCAAGTTGCATTTCCGTAAATACTCTAGTATGCGGATACTGAACAGATCCACTACCAAGATAGATGCCGTTAATTTGACCTTGAGCTGTATTGGTATTTGGCAACTGTGCTTCACTACAAAAATAATCAAAATAGTCTCCTGTTTGTCCGCCAGGTGGAACAATTGGCGGATTGAGGAATCTTACCACAAAGTTATTGGACATTGACATGCCGCCATTGGCGGCAATAGTACCCAAGAAACTATTAATAGACACACTAAATACCTATGTTGGTCTAACTATATTTATGGCGTACTCTGGATTATACAAACCTGTAAATCCTGGAAAGTATCGTGGAAACCCAACTCGCGTTATCTATAGATCATTATGGGAACGAAAGTTCATGGTGTTCTGTGATAACAACCCCTCGATAATAGAGTGGGGGAGCGAGGAGATTATTATCCCGTATCGTGCTCCCGATGGCAAGGTGAGAAGAT